ACGGAAGTGAGTGTGTTGGCTCTTTCGCAATAGTGCGATGAGTTTTCCAGTTCTTCGGAACAAGCGTAATAGCATTGCGCTCAACGCCTGTAAAACGGCAGGAGGTTAGATCTACCCCATAAGATAGGAGTAGACGTCCCAACGCGGAAACAGCCGCGCGCGGCGCCCGCAGCTTCCCTGAAACTTTCAGGAAAGGCAACGAACGGCGGCGCGGTCGGTCCTCGGTTGCTCCATTGGTAACACGAATCAACGATGGCATTGCGTCATCGAAGTCGGATCTATCACCTAAAAGAAGAGCGATTTCACGCTCCATACGGCCAATCCATCCTGAGAGCTCCGGCGAAAGCCGGTCTTGATGCTCGAAGAAATGGTCAAGCCGCCGATTGGTGATACGGCAGATGCATTCGCCACGCTCGAAAGTCTTTTGAGCGGCTGCGGCACATCTGTCGTCATCGGAAAACTGCTCGTTCTTCTTGAACAAAGCAGCAATCTGGCGTTGCGCCAGTACCGATGCGATCTCAGGACCATATACTCGGTCCTCGATGCTACCAATTGACGCGAGCGATGAGAAGTCTCTCGCTCGGATCATCCCCTCGACCCGGGAACGGGTCATGTCCTCGGGGGGGAGCAGTGTTCTGATCAGGTTTAGGGCTACCTTGAAAGGATTCAGTCTCGTTAGAGAACGGCCCTTCGGGGGTTTCATTGTGAATACCTCCACATAAGTCAGAGAGGAGAGCTTTAATACTCTCGGAGTCCAGCATAAACCCTGCGAACTCAGTTTGAGTTACAGCAAGGAAGGCCCAGATCACCGCAAGGTGGATCTTTAAGCCCCTACTGGACATATGCCTGCGAGCTCACCATTGCAGTGAACTCGTCGCTAGCCACGAAGTCACGGAACACGGCAAGAGCCGCTGTGACATCGTCACTCTGACCGTCCGCCGGATAGCGGACGCCTGCGTCGAACACGACCTTAGATGCAAGAGGGTTATCCTCAGCATCCGTGGTCCCGTAGACGATCATCAGGTGGGATTCTGCAACCCCACTCGACGTCGCCGGCACCTTGCGCTTCTGAATAACGAGGCGGGGTGCCTGTACCGTGTGTCCGGAAACCATATAGGTCCGGTTGTTCTCTTTATCAGAGAACTCGGTAATGGTAGTGGCAAAAGATGCCATTGCTTGTCTCCTAGACAGGTTAAAGGATACGCTTACTCAACAACGCAGCAGCATCAATGATGCGCTTTGAAGTGAGGTTCACGTTGAAAGACGGAACTAAGGAAGGGTTCCAGCCTGGTAGTCGAAACCGAGATGTATAGACTTCCCGGCAATTCCCATTCGTCTGTCGTCCCTCAGTAGACGTTTCATAGAAACCATCTTCTGTGGTTAAGACAGTAACCTCAACTTTGGCCCCAATGGAGCTATAGCTTCGGGCAAGGGAGTTCCTTACCTTCCACGCGCCGAGGACATCGCCAACGTTGACAAACCAATCGATGACGAAGGAGTAGGGAATTGTTTCCCATAGAGAAATAGCCGGATCGGCTAGGGCGTTGAGGGTTTCCCCTTTAAGGATCCCAATGCAGTTGGCTCGATATGAGTTATCTGCTGTGATTTCACGAGTAAGACTCGTGACACAGGGACCCCAAGCGCCGCTCTCTATGGTTGTAGTAGAGTAAGGTATGGAAACCCCAGCTCTACCTTCAACAACCAGCTGATACGGGTTCAGGATTAGTTCGTAGACGTTCTTCACGTCGCGACCTAGTTGTTCCCACCCGTAGCGCCACTGCAGCCAGGCATCGGCCGCGGCTTTCGCCGTGTGCTTACCGCCTTTTAAGGCCTCACGAATGAGGTCCTTCGCAGTGCGCCTTGCGTGCAAAACCATGTCAACGGTTTTACGCGCTTCGATGGCCGTGGTTAGGGCATCGAGACTCGGAAGCATATCCGCCTGCGCTGCAATAAGCAACGCATCCCAGTCGGGTGAACCGCCTAGGAAATTGGGCCGATCCCATGCGGGATTCGGGTACAATTGGTTAAGGTATGTAAGTCCCGAGTATGTTGCTGTGACCGGACAAGGCACGCCTTTGCAGCTGCCTGTCCACCAGTAGGAAGCAGTTCTGTTTCCAGCACTGGCAATATAGTCCCAGCGATCGTAGTGGTTTAGAGGAAGCATTTTACCTTCCTTAACCAACCTCCAGTAGTTTGGCGTATTCTTACTTGCCATTCTACCTTCCCGGATCCTAAGCACGGTTTCCCCGTGTTCGGTAACGGGCAGAGTACATGGATTACAACCAGAATAGGTTTTGGTCCATTGAGTATACTCAGGAGGTTCATCAAAGCTACGATATGACATGGTGGTCTCTCCGTCGATAAGACC